CCGAACCGATTCACCCAGCGCACGCGGCTGTGCGTCTTGCCCTCGAAGGTCTCGTCCTCGATGACCAGGCTCACCTTCCGTGAGCCCATGCCCTTGAGCTCGGCCAGGTCGTCGCCCTGCCAGCCGCACGCGCGCAGCGACTCGAGCGTGCGCTGCTCGGTGTCCGCCGTGAAGTAGCCGTACCAGGTGATGAACTCGCCGGCGTCCTCGCCCTCGAGGATCTCGAACTCGACCGCGATCTGCTCGAGGTCCTTCTTCGTGAGGCCGAAGTCCCAGCTGCGCGCGATCGCGGGATGCTTGCCGGTCGTGAGGCGTCCCATGGTCAGGCGCCCTTCTCGCTGCTCAGCTCGAGCGTCGCGTTCACGCGGTTCCGCACGTTGGCCAGCTTGGCGGGGTCCTCGCCGGCGGCCTCGAGCGCGGCGCCGGCGCGAGCGCGCCTGTCCTCCGGCAGCTGCGCGATGAGCGCCTCGAGCGTGGCGCGAACCTTGGCGGGGTCGTCGGCGTGGCGCGCGGCCGCCGCGGCGGCGAAGTCATCCCACGAGAGCGGCAGCTGGGGTGGCAGGCCGTAGCGGTTCTTCGCGTCGTAGGCCGCGCGGCGCTCGGTGTAGATGAAGCGCGCGCCGTTGTCGCTGCCCTTCACCTGCTTCTTGTCGTTCTTCTTCACGAAGGTTTCGTAGTTCGCGAAGAGCACGCAGTCGGCCCACTCCTTGAGGAGGCCGGCAGCCTTGTTGTTCAGCTTCAGCTCGTAGCGGTCGTAGTTGTCGCCCTCGGGGTTGGCGAAGGGCTTGATCCAGGAGTGGGCGAGGAGGATCACGTGCATGCCGACGCGTCGCAGGCCGTCGAGCCGGGCGAGGAAGAAGCGCCACTCGTCGAGCGCGGCGACGTAGCCCTTGCCGTAGCCGTAGCCCTCGATCGACGCCTGGTCGTCGCGCTTGCAGATGAACTTCCAGAGGAGCGGCTCGGCCCAGTCGACGGTGTCGACGACGAGCGTGCGGTATGCGTGCTTCTCCGTCTGCAGCACGTGGATGCCGTCGAGCACGTCCTGCCACTCCTCCGCCATGGGCAGGCGATGCACGTCGAGCTCGCTCGTGCCGTCCTCGGCACCGAGGAAGATCGGCGCCGGCGCGCCAGCAGCGAAGCTCGACTTGCCCACGCCCTCGACGCCGTAGAGCATGACGCGCATCGGCTGCGCGCGGCGCCCGGTGACGACCGCGCCGAGGTTCATGCGGGTGGGTGGTGCGCCTGAGAGACTGGCATTCTGGGTAAGGGCCATAGCGAATCCTCTTCTTGGTTTTTAGGGGTGAATCCAGCCGAGGGCGACGGCGATCGCGCCGACGCCCAGGAACATGACGGCGACGATCGCCGCGCCGAACCACGGTCGGTCCCACCACGCCGGCGGGGGCAGCTTCAGCGGCGGCGGCGGCGCCGAGTCGCGGACGACGACCAGGCGCACGCGCGGGTGACCGGGCGCGCCCCGCAGCGCGGTGCGGATGCGCGCCTCGAAGCGCTCGGTCTCCTCGTCGGTGACCAGGTCACGCATCGGCCACCGCCCCGCGCACGCGGGCGATCAGGCCGGCGGTCGGCAGGTAGCTGTGCTCGAGGTGTGTGAGCAGCTCAACGAGGAGGGGGCGCAGCCGCCGTACCTCGGCCACGAGCTCGGGGACGTCGGTTCGGGCGGCGGCGATGAACGCGGCGTCCCAAATGGCCCTGGGCCCGCCAACTAGGATGTTTTCGTCGTCGCCGCGGGAGACGGACCTGGCGAGGTTCTCGTCCTCCTGGCCCGGAAACCAATCACCCCACGCCTGGGTGTCCCACGGCCCATCCGTCGCCGCCTTCGCGCGCGCCTCGATCTCGTCCAGCTGCTCGTCACGCATAGGCGCACCCCGCGTCTTCCTTGCACCGGCGCCAGGCGGCCAGCGCGTTCGAGGCGCACCGCCACGCAGCGCGCGCGTGGTCGTTCGCCTCCTGCACGGTCGCGAGGTCGCCGGTGCCGAGCATGGCCATGGTCGCCTGCGCGCACCGCGTGGCCCACTCGGCAGCCGTCTCGGCCATCTGCGCCGCCGGCCCGACCACGAGCGGGTCGGTGCCCTGGCGCGCGACCTGGTACGCGGCCTCGGCCTGGTCCAGGTGCGCCGCCGCGCGCCGCGCCAGCTCGCGGCCGAGCTGGTCGAGCGAGGCCAGGCGGACGCACTCGACGATCGCGTCGTCGTGCGCGGGATCGAACGGCGTGCTCATCGCCCCGCCTCGGCCTGGTCGTCGAAGGCGTGGGGCACCGCGTCGGCAGCGGCGGCGCACGCCTCCTCGAAGCTAGCCACCGCCGCGTCGTGGGCGCGGGCGAAGTAGTGGTCCGCGACTCCGGGGTGGCCCTCGCCCTCGAGCTCGGTCGCGAGCCGGGCGTAGCCCCGGGCGCTGATCCAGTAGCCGTCGGGCGCTTCGTCCTGCATGGTCATCTCCGTCCCGCCGCGGTGGTAGCGGCACACGGTCGAGTGGCAGGCACCGCAGTTCCGCTGCTCGAGCACGCCGAACGGCAGCAGCGTGAAGCCGATGAGGGGCTGGTCGCGCCACCACGCCTCGACGCGCTTGGCGGCCTCGTGCACCTCGGTCGAGCACGCGAGCATCACGACGCCCGCCCCGACTCGTTGACGACCAGGTCGAGGGCGACGGGCGCGATTTGGTCGTGACCGAGATCGTCGAGGAGCGCGAGAAGTCGCCCGGACAAAAAGTCCATTTTCGACTGGGGTTCCACCGCGCACCCGATGTGCAGCACGTCGTCGGCATCCATCGCGAGCACCAGCGCGCCATCGGCGCCGCGCTTCCGCCGCAGCTCGTGGGCCACCGCCACGCACTCGTACGAGTCGATGCCGCCTTCATCGGAGACGAGCGGCGCCGCCGTCCCATTCAGCCGGGCCTCGAGCTCGCCGGGCGCGCCGCGCGAGCCGTAAATGAACTCGATCAGCAGCCCCTCCAGTTCCGTCCTGTCTTCGCCATTCACCCTCGGGTAGCCGTGGTGCTCGAGCACGCGGCCAACATCGCGTGCGAGCATGTCGAGGCGGCGATCGCCGTCCTCGCGGTCCACAGGGAAGTGCTTCACCTGTGGCTCCATCACCGGTTCACCTGCGCGCTCTCAGACGTCGGCATGTCCTCACCCCCACGGTTGGCTTGCCTGCCGTTCCAGCCCTCTGGTCGTGTGCCTGGGCATCACGAAGCCTTGAGCCGATCCAGCGGCGATGATGGGCAGACGTTAATCGCGGCATAACGAATGGACAAGAAAAATCGTTATGCGCCAACTAACGCGCATGGGTGTCCGACACCCATGCAACGCACATTTCGCTAGTCGGACGGGGGGTTAACTACTCGCGGGTGCCGCGGGTTCGAACGCGCCCTGGTCGTGCGCGAGACACTGTCTCGGTGGGCGCCATCGCAGGGACAGGCTCAGCAGGCCGATGCGGCGACGGGGCAGGCAATGCGAGGTCGCGCAGGCTCTTCACGAAGGCCCGCGGATCCTTTCCGCTAGCTTTCAGCTCTTCGAAGAGCTTCAGCCATTCGAGCTGCTCGTCGTCCAGGGGAAGGTATTCGAGAGGGTCGATGCCGTAGAGTTTGCACAGCGCCGGCACCGCGAAGGAAGAAGCGATCTTGCCGCTCAAGAGACCATGCAGGTTCGGGCCAGAGATTCCGACAAGCTTCGCCACCTCGTCATAGCCGCGTCCGTCTGCGACCACCTTGGAGCGTAGCAGCGCGCGGAGGTCCTCTCTCAGGTACCACCTGCGAACCGGGTGAGACATGTCACCATGCTCGCGCGTTAGTTGTTATGTAGCGACTAACGTAGTGCTTGACCGAAGCGTTATGCGGCGAATAACGTAACGGACCATGGAACCGACGTTTGGTGAACGGCTGACGAGCTGGCTCAAGTTCGTCAAGATCCGCCCCGCCTCGCTGGCGCGTGCCCTCGAGGTGAGCCGAACGGCGGTTCACGGATGGATGCACGACGGCTCGTCGCCGACGACGGACAGGATCGCCCCGATTTGCACCGCGATGGGCGTGAGCGTTGCCGAGTTCTTCGCGCGCATGCCCTCGGAGGAAGCGAAGGATCCCCTGCCTGATGAGGAAGACGAGCTGGGTCCTCACCCGACCACGGGCGACGTCACGCTCGAGCGGCGATTCGACCTCTCCGACGAGGCCTGCCCCACGTGCGGTCACCGGACCGAGGCGGCCTAGTGGGTCAGGCACCAGCTCATGCGCTCGCAGGTGTCCGCCTGCTCGTAGCAGAGCACCTGCCCGTAGGCGCGCGCCGATGCGTTCGGGGTGAGGCTCCACATGCAGTGGTTGCGCGCCGCCACCGCGTCCGAGGGGGTCACCATCTCGCAGCGCAGCATCGCGCCGGCGATCACCTCGCAGCGTCGAACCGACTGGTCGTAGGCCGCCTGGTTCTGCGCGTGGGCGGCGGCGAAGGTTTGCTGCTGTTGCTGCTGGTCGACCATCTCGCGCTGCGACTCGACGACGTACTCGGTGTTCGCGTTGGCGTAGCAGTTGGCCTGCAGGGCTGCGGGCTGGGAGCTGCAGGAGTACTTCGCGAGCTCGTGTCGGCTCCGGGCGGTGTTGGCGCTTCCGGCGCAGAGGACGACGGCAAGGACCAGGACGAGCACGCGCATGAGAACCCCCTGACGGGACGCTACACCGTCGGACGGGCGCGCGCGATTGGGTCGGAAGTACCCATCAGGGCGCGCCTGAAAAGTTGGAGGTCGGTCCAGGCCGGCCGAGCTTCGGCCGCATGGAGCAACGCGTGACCCTGGGTATCGGACTCGAAGGCCTCGAGCTCGGCGAGCGCCAGCTCGTCGAGCGTGTCGTCGAGCGGCTGCGCGCTGGAGGCATCGAGGTGCGCACGCTGCGCGCCCGCCTGTACGCCGCCTTGGTGGAGGCCGCCTATCTCGCTGGCGACCTGGACGAGGTGCGCACGCTGCGCGCCCAGGAGCCCCGCTGATGGACTGGCTCAGCCTGCCCGTCAACGTGCTGCTCGGGCCCGAGCACCTGAAGGTGCCGAAGAATGCCCGCGCGGTGTGGCTGTCGCTGCTCGCCCACTGCGCGTTCCGGGAGAACGGCGGCGTCATTTCGGACGCGAGTTCCTGGACGAAAAGGGACTGGGATCGGCTCGCTGGCACATCGCGTCATGAGGTTGAGACGGTGGTTTCGGCCGGGTTGGCGGCCTGGAATGGGCCTGACCTGGTTGTCCACCACTACCCGGTCAAGCCAGAGCGTGTTCTCCAGAGGAAGAGAGAGGGTGGTGAAGAGGGGGGGATTCGGAGTGGTGAAGCTCGGAAATCACAGGCTTCTCCTCCAAGGACTCCTTCGAAGCCACTTGCTCCTGAGGTTCGAAGGACTCCTTTGAACGGAGAGGAGAGTGTAGGAGAGGAGAGGAGAGGAGAGGAGGTTGCGCAGTTCGCGCTCACGCCCTCTGAGCCTCCGGTCAAGTCGAGCGTCACGGACCTGCGAGCGGCATGGATCGCATGGTTCCGAGAGCGCTACCACGAGGAGTACTCGTGGACCGGCCGCGATGGCAGCGACGCCGCAGAAGTCCTGCGCATGGCGAACGGCCGCGGGGTCGACGAGGTCATGCGCCGAGCGCGCGCGCTCGGTGGCCAGAAGCGTGAGAAGGCGATCACGGTGGCCATCGTCCGCATGGCCTGGAACGAGGTCACGGCGCGGCCGGTTAGTACGCCGCAGAAGAGCGACCCGCTCCTCGACGGGATCGCGGACGGGACCTACCGATGACCGTCGACGAGATCCTGAACCGCCTCGACCGCGTGAAGCGGGAGAAGCCTGGCCAGTGGGTCGCGCGCTGCCCGGCGCACGAGGACGGCACGCCCTCGCTCGGCGTGAGCCGCGGCGAGGACGGCAAGGTGATCCTCCACTGCCAGGCGGGCTGCAAGCTCGACGCGGTCCTCCGCGCGCTGCAGCTCGAGGCGAAGGACCTCTTCCCGGCGCGCGCGGACCGCGACACCAAGCCCGCGATCGGGACGGCCTACCCGTACCACGATGAGCGCGGGGAGCTGCTCTACGAGGCCGTGCGGATGGTGCCGAAGAGCTTCCGCCAGCGCCGGCCGCTGCTCGGCGGATGGGTGTGGAGCCTCGGCGAGAAGGCCGCCGCCGACCTGCGCGAGCTCGGCTTCCAAACCAGCGAAGGGATCGCGGCGGTGCGGCGCGTGCTCTACCGGCTGCCCGAGCTGGTCGCGCCGGACAACCACGCGCGCCGCGTCTTCATCGTGGAGGGCGAGAAGGACGCCGACTCGCTGCGCCAGCTCGGCTTCCTCGCGACCTGCTGCTCGGGCGGCTCGAACGCATGGCACCACGTCGCGGCGCACGCGGCCGAGACCCTGAAGGGCCGGCACGTGACCGTGATCCCGGACAACGACGCGCCCGGGCGCAAGTACGCCGGCGACGTCGTGGCTTCGCTGCGCGGCGTGGCGAAGACGGTGTGCGTGCTCGAGCTGCCGGGCCTGGCCGACAAGGGCGACGTGAGCGACTGGATCCGCGATGGTGGAACAGCGGCGCAGCTCGTGGACCTCGCCCGCCAGGCGCCCGCCGACATGGTGCCCGAGCTCCTCGGGATCGACATCGGCACGGTGGCGCAGCGGCTCGACGGCGAGCGCGAGCGGCGGCTCGCGGATGCGAACAGCCTCATCCCGTTCGAGGTCTCGTTCCTCGACGACCTCCTGCGCGGGATGCTCGCGAACGACCTGGTCGTGCTCACCGCGCGCCCGGGGGCGGGGAAGACGCAGATGGCGAGCATGATCGCCGAGCGCGCGGCGACGCGCGGCCGGCGCGTGCTCGGCCTCTTCCTCGAGGCCAACCGCAGCGAGATCGAGCGCCGCATGAAGTACCGCGCGCTGGCGCAGACCTACGTCGACGGGATGGATCTGCGCGCGGTGCGAGAGCCGGGCACGGTGAGGCGCGCGATCTCCTTCGGCGCGTGGATGCGCGGCGAGCTCGAGGACCTCTTCGGCCAGGACATCGAGGCGTCGATCGATCGCGCTCTCGCCGCGCACCTTGGTACACGGCTGCGCACCGTGTACCGCGGCTCCTCGTTCACGCTCGAGGACACCGAGCGCGTCATGGTCGCGATGCAGGAGCACGTGGACCTCTTCGTCGTCGACCACCTGCACTACGTCGACGTCGACGACGAGCAGAACGAGGTGCGCGCGCAGACGGCCATCATGACCAGGCTGCGCGACCTCGCGCTGCGGCTGAACAAGCCTGTTCTCCTGGTCGTGCACCTGAAGAAAGAAGACGGCGTGCGGCCGGCGCTCGTGCCCGGGCTGCGCGAGCTCGCCGGCGCGGCGAACATCGTGCGCATCGCGACCCACGTGATCGCGCTCGCGCCGGCGCCGCACGACGGCAAGAACTGGAACCTCGCGCCGACGTACATGCAGGTGCTGAAGGACCGGCTCGACGGCGCCGTGCCGCTCGTCGCGCGCGTCGTCTTCGACAAGGCGACGGGCACCTACCGCGATGTCTACGAGCTCGGTCGGATCACGCGGAAGGGCAACGAGGAGACGTGGGAGCAGATCGACACGCTGCCCCACTGGGCACGGAACGCGCGCGGCAAGAGCGCGCAGGAGGCGCTGCCGCTATGAGCCGACGTGAACGAACCGAGACCATCATCGAGTGCGACGCATGCAAGCGAGGCATGCGCGAGCACGAGCCGTGGACCATCGGCCTGCCGCAACTGGATCTGTGTGAGACCTGCGTTCGTATGCTGCTGAAGCTCGAGGCCAAGCTCGCGGCAGTAGTCGTCTCGAAGGACGTGGAGCTGCAGCTCAATGCGCTGCGCAACAAGGCGCGCGCGTGAAGGTCCTCGGCATCGACCCGGCGATCGCGACGTGCGGCTTCGCGCTGCTCGAGCACGACGACACCGCCTCACGCGTGCTCGACGTGGGTGCCTGGGAGTGCAAGGCGGGCGCGCCGCTCGAGGTGCGACTGGAAGAGCTGCGCGGGGACGTGCTGCCGTACCTGCGCGGGACGAAGCCCGAAGTGGTTATCGCCGAGACGCCGACGTTCATGCAGCACGCGCAGTCCTACGCGATGCTCTGGGCGTCATTCGCGACCATCGGCGCGTGCGTCGCCGCGTCGCCATGGCCGGTGGCGTTCATCGCTCGCGCCACGAAGGACTGGCGCGCCCGCATCGGCCTCCTGCCCGAGAAGGCGGTGATGCCGAAGATGCCGAGGCATCCGAAGAGCGGCAACGGCGAGCGGTGCATCTGCGCCGAGTGCGCGCTCGTGAGGAAGCTGCGGCGCAAGGCGAGCGCGGAGGCGAAGAAACGGCGCAAGGCGAGCAGCACCGGGCTGGCGGTCGAGCGCTTTCCGGGCGCGAAGGCGCTGCTCGACGCGACCACGCCCGAGGGATTTCACGAGCACGCGCTTGAGGCGCTGTGCGTGGCGATCAGCTGGACGGACAAGGCGACGGGAACCCAGCGCGCGGCGTGAGCGCGCGCTCAACGACGAGAGGAGAATCACATGGCACGAGCAACGAAGAAGCCCCCGCGGAACAAGGACTCGAGCAAGTTCACGCCGGCGGTCGACGCCTCCGCGGCGCGCGAGCCCTCCAAGAACAGCGGCGTGCAGTACGACGACGACGGCAACCCCGTCTATCTCGAGGACCTCACGCTCGAGGAGAAGGCGATCGCCGGCGCCAAGCTCGGCGAGCTGAACGTGCAGCTGCGCGAGCTCGAGCAGGACGGTCGCAATGCCGCCAGCTCTCAGCGGAAGAAGGTCAAGGACCTGAAGAAGCGGATCGCCACGCTCAGCGACGAAGCCTGCGAGGGCGTGCGCAAGCGCTCCACCCAGGAGAACCTGCCGCAGGTCGAGAGCGAGGCCTAACCCATGGCGCGCGCCCAGCTGCGCCCGCGTGGCGCGCGCTCGCGCACGGTCAGCCGTCTCGGCCGGAACGACGAGCAGCTCGGCGCGCAGGCGACCGAAGACGAGCTGCTCGAGCACGAGCTCGAGGCCTCGGTCCGGCCGCGGACCAGGGGCGAGTGCGCCGACGGTCCGCGGCCGTGCCCGTGGGCGCGCTGCAAGCACCACCTGTTCCTGGACGTCGATCCCACGAACGGGTCCATCAAGCTGAACTTCCCGGACCTCGAGCTCGAGCAGCTCGAGCACAGCTGTGCCCTCGACCTGGCCGACGCCGGCGTGCAGACGCTCGAGGAGGTGGGCATCGCCATGAACCTCACGCGCGAGCGTGTGCGGCAGATCGAGGCCAAGGGCGCGGGCCGCCTGCGGACGACCATGCTCGGGGCCGGCTTGGCGGACCCAGCAGACGTGCGAGGGCCGTACGCGGGTGCAGACGGGCGATCGCGTGACCGGGAGAGCCTCGACCCGCGCATCGAGCGTCTCCGCGCCCGCCGCGCCCGCGCCCGGGCGGAGAAGATGTGCATCACGTGCCTCACGCGACCGGCGCGGCCCGAGATGGCGACCTGCGGGTGCGGCACGCGCCCG